TGACACAATAAACTCAAATCCCAAGAAAGATGAAACATCCCCTTGTGCAAGAGCTTTAACAGTATTGAAATCCGAAGAAGTAACACTTGTTATAGCTAATAGATCTGCGATTTGTTGTGGAGAACAAACGATGTATCTCTTTAAAGAAGGATCAACATCATTTAGATCAAGGTTTTTCTTCGCACCTAAAAGTTTTGCTACAGTTAAACCATCTGATTGGTTTGATGTTGCGAACTTTTGAGTTGAAGGTAATGGAACTCCAGTTGCGCCAGATACACCAGTTTGAGCTGATGCGTTCAAAGCATCGATGATAACATCATCAAGACTTCTATTCATTGCTGCCGCTGCTGCTTTTGCGTAACTTGAAGTTGGATCAACCAACATTCTTACTTTATCCGTATCATCCACTAAATCTGCCCACTCATAATCAGAAAGCGATAAACGTCTTCTACTATGGGGTGTGTCGATCTGTGGAGTGTCTCCGTGTCTGCTAGTTCTTAGTTGAGCAGCAGTTACTCCAACTTGGTCAAAAAATGCGTTCTTGCCAGTTATAGTTTCCACGTCAACAGAACCTCTTAATTTACTTCCCATTTGTTGAGAAAGCATAGTTACATTTGAACTATACTGCTCTACAAAGGAAGTAGTAATTTGATTAGACATACTAATCTCCTTTTTTGGTTATGTTTATGTTTATGTTAAACGGCTGATTATCCTTGCGGGTCGAAACCTGGCTTTTACATCTTTTAGATGTTAGTCTTTCCTAATGTCTTTCGGGGTCTATCGATTATCCCAATAATTTAGCTATACTGAATTTTTCTTTTCTCGTAAAGCTAAAACTTCTTCAACTGCCAGCTTGTGATTAGGATGACTTTTATCCCAATACGCTGATCCTGGCATAGTCAATTCTCCAATTTCTTTATCCAGTTGAGCTGGTGTTTGAAATGCTGGCCCCGATGATTGAGTAATATTATCCTCTCCCATTTGAGCTGCTAATTGTGCAAACGCTTTAATCATAGTTGGATGATCTCCAAGTTTAGTTCCGTCTGCCATGTTAGCGTTAAACAATTCTGTTGCGCCAACTGATTGAGCAAGATTTGCAGCTTGTGCTATTTTCTGATCGAATGCTTGACCCCACTCTTTTTTAAGTTCAGTAGAGCTAGCTTCTCTTGCTGCAACGGCTGTGCTTTCAGCATCTTGTTGAATTTTACCCATTGCTTCATTATAAAATTTTACCACACCATTTGCTTGACCAGGAAGTAATCCAAGTTTATGCGCTTGAGTTGAAAAATTATTTAATGCTTCAGTATCAAGATTTTGATCTTCTGGTAAATCGTATTTATAGCCAGTAGCATCAGCGGGTCTACCAAGTTTTTCGTAAACTGCATCCCAATCTTTTTCTGTAGCAAATTTATTTGGAACTGGGATCTTATCAGAGCCAACTAATTTTTGTGCGTGAACATAAGATTTTGCTAAACCTTCTATATCTTTAATATTCTCTAAAGATTTATCAGCTCTTATCTCATCGGAAAGACTTGCTTTCCAATCTGTTACTACTGTTTCTGGTGTTAATGTTGTTGTTTGTGTTTCCGCAGACACTTGGCTTGTAGGCTCAACTGCTACCTGGTTTGTTTCGCTGCTCATTTATCCTCCATGGGTTTTTTTGTAAGCATATTATTAATAAACAAGACTACTGATCTTGTGCCTTCTAAAAATGCGCTTTCGTGACTATCGCCTTTAATATGTGACGTAGAATAAAAGCTGCATCTTTTTTTTAAATCTTCTAAGACTTGTTTGCCTTCTTCAGAGTTAAAAACTTTTTTATAGTTAAGTTCTAATTGTTTAAGATCTTTACTGTCCACCTAGAACCTTTAAAGCTGGAGCTACTTTGCCAGCACTTTCTGCGACTTGCTGCGCTTGTTGTAATTGCATTTGTTCCATTTCTTGTTGTTGTTTTTCTTGTTGCTTTTGTTGTACTTCAGCTTTTGATCTCATAATTTTTGCGGGTAAGCCTAACACTTCTTGAATGTGAGAAACTAAACCATCAATATCAATATAATCAAAAACGGGTGCTATGTTTTGCAATGAACCAAATATTTCCATTCCACGCATAACCGATGAAAGCTCTTGAGTTTTTTGAGCTTTGGCTAATGGAGATACATATTCAATTTCTACATCTTGATCGCCAAGTTCTTCTGGGATTGGCGGTAGCTTATTATTTTTTAATAATAAATTAAATGCTCTAGTAATTAGTGGCTGCAATAATTCAGATTGCAATCTACCTAACACGGGGCCAAGTAATCTCATTTTTTCTTCCGTTCTTTGCATAACTTCTGTAGCTGTCATGTTTTGGCCTTGTGCTGTCATTAACTGATCGACAAAGAAGTTTTCTCTAATTGCTTTTCTTCTTTGATCTTCCATTGCTAAACCTAAAGGATTGTTTGAGCCTATTTGTAAAGGTTCAATTCTTTCTCTAGTACCAGATCTATAAAAATTTAATCCGCCAGGAACAGTTCTAATCGGTAAAATAAAACCATCATCGGGAACCATTAAAGGTGGATCAATTTGTTTTTGAGCTGCTCTAATAGTTGTTTTAGACATTGTGTTTAACATCTTCGTATCAGGCAACGCATTCATTGCTGGAGATCTGCCGTATATTTCGTTTGATGAAGATTTTAAATATCTAGGTACCACGTATGGAAATTCTTTAAATCCACTTTCTCTTAATAGTGTTCCAGTTTTTTCGTGAACATGACACGATACCCAATCCATATTTTTATTATTGTTATACCCCATAGGAGTATCGTTTGGATAAACTGAATGAATAATAACAGCATCTTCATAAGGAGCTTTTTCTATATCTGTTAAGATGGCTCTTGGAAGATCTGCGTCAGCATACATTGAAGGTATGTTTTTATTTTTAAGATGAAATCTTCTAGTTAAACTATCAACCATTCCTTTACTATCTTCAGTAATAAATATTTCTGATATGTGTAAAGTTTTAAATCTTAAATCATCTTTAACATCATCTGTAATAAACATAGCGGATGTACCAAAACATAAAAGCTCGTGGTATAATTCAAACACTTCTTGTTGAAAATTAGATCTAGCAAACACTTGCTGCATAATTTTTGCGCAGCTCTCAAGCCATTCGTTAGCTGCATCATTGTCAGCTGCCATTGCGTTTCTAAATTTTAAAACAAACCATGGAGAAATTGTATTAGTTAACATTCCATTTAAAGAAGAAGATAATAATTCTAAAGCGTGAGTTGCTGTACCATCAAATACTTGATCGTGTCGCTTGTCGCCTGGCGTATGTTTTTCTGTGATGTTTGCTTTTCTTGGTAAAAAATAATCAGCAAGTTCTTGCCAATGATCTTCCCAGGTAACTCTTTGTGCTTTGAGAGTTTTGTATCTCTCCATTACCATTTTTGCTTTTGGATTGTCTGCCATCTATGCTCCCAATGTTTTTTTAGTTGTGTTTAAAGAAGAATTACCTAATCCCGTTGCTCTATTTAAAATTGTAGTTGATCTACCTTTTTTTTTATTTGCTACAGATATTTCTGCATCCGACATCATTGTTGATGTTGCTTGTGATACTTCTGCTATAGTTGGTGTTGCAGCTTTTAAACTAGCTCCAGAGTTAGTTACAATTCCAGATGATGCTACTTGTTTTGTAGCTTCTATATTAGTTGAAAGAATAGGATTGTTATCGCTACCACCGCCTTCATATGTTGGTGCTTGTGTTGGTTTTTTAGAAACGTCTCCTTGATAATCTGAATTACCTAAATAACTATCATTAATTTTTCTGTCTTTAGTTTTTTCAATACCTTTTTTTACAGCTCTATAAAGCATTCCAGGTACTCCACCACCTTTTACAAATTCTACTATTGGATTTTTTTTTTGACTTTTTTTTAATTGATCTGAATAACTTGATCCACCTCCGCTGTCATCTGATGTATTACTTGCTCCACCCATATTATCCTCCTAACATTGTTTTTTTAGTAGTAGTTTCGTCATCGTCTAAACCACTAGCTGTTGTTAATATTGTAGAGCTTCTGCCTTTTCTATTTCTTCTAATAGCAGCTCTTTTTTCTGCTACATCTTCTTCTCTTGCTGTGTCATCGTATTTAGGTGCTTCTGGCAATGGTTGTGGTTCTGGTATTGCTGGCATCGCTGGTGCTGATGGCATAACTAATTTTGCTATTGGTTTTATTATTGCTTTTGCTACTCCTCCCATAATCTATTTCTCCTTGTGTATTGAATATTCGCTTTGAGCTGTTTGCTGTTCGGCTAATTTTTGTCTTGGTAATTCCGATAAAGATATAGCCATGTACCTTGCAGCATCGCAAGCGTGTGAGCTAAAATCCTTAACGGGTTTTGCACTAAAAATTCTCATCTTGTCGTTAAACTTTCTATGATGATGTCTTAATGCAGCTATTAATGGTTTAGTTGTTTCTGCGTCAAACCAACATTTAGGTAACACCATTTTTAAACTGTGGATCCCATCTTCCAATGGTAGTTTTGGCAGTACCCTAAATCTTATTCCTAATTGATAAGCAACTTCTCGTCTTGTCTTACCATTACTAAATTCGTGAGTTTCAATGTCGTGAGGCGCATAGTGTTCCCCATAAACATAATCTTTATCTTTTAAATATTGAACATAATGCGGCAAGCCTTCTTTGTTGTTTTCATAATAATCAATAATCAATATTTGATTACCAACTTGTTGAAAAAAAACTATTGCCGTATTATCGCCATAACCTAAATCCCAGGCGGTATGAACTAATAAACTTGGATCATAAGCAATTCTGCTTATCTGTTTATTATCTTCTAACTTTTGCATTATGTTTCCATAAATACTTCCCGTTACGTTTGCCACCCAATCGCACTCAAATTCTTGCAAAAATTTACTTTCCCCCATCTGCGCTCTAGCAGCGTCTAATTCTTCTTGATCTACTAAATTTGTTGTACTTGCTTTAGCAGTATAAGCTAACCACTTTGGATCACTTAATGCGTACTGGTATAGATCATAAAATATATTACTCATTCCAGCGGGTGTCGAAATAAAATATGCAAACCCTTTTCTGTCAGATATAGCGGGTCTCAAAATTTCGTGCCAAAGTTTTGGGTTCATCTGTGAAACCTCATCAACACAAATCCCATCTGCGTAAATTCCTCTAATACGATCTGGATCTTCTCCAGACATCAATGTTATTCTTGCGCCATTGGGGAAGTCGCATCTTAACTCGGTTTCGTTAAATGTAGTTCCTGGAATACAGCCAGCGTATTGTTTTAAATAATCCCAACAAACCCTCTTAATACTTACGAATGTTGGCCCGATCAGATAATACCGTGGGTTTTTCTTATCATTCGTTAACGCCTTTTTTATAAGGTGCATAATTACAAGAATTGTTTTTCCGAAACGTCTATGACAATTTAGAACTGCAAACCTATGCTTATCTAATTCCTCATGCAGCTCTGCTTGTAATGGCCGAGGCGTATAAGGTATTTGGATGTGCATTAAAAAATTATAGAAATTACAACAATAACTATAGCGGCTACTACAACAGCTTTAATATTTCTACTTCTGCTATTCCAATATTTTATTATCTTATCCATGTTTTCTCCTAGTGTAGAGTGGGTAGTTCAGTTAGATCTAAAATTGAGTTGTACTCAATCCCACTTTTTTTCATTAACTTTTTTACAAAATCATCTGCGTGCTTTGAGTTATCAAAACCATTTAAGTGGATAACCATGCCGTTAGTATCTTCGGCTAGGAAAACCATTGCTGTTATCATTTTGTGTTTTAATTTCTTATTCATAATCTGTGTCTGTCTGCGTGTGTCGAACTCCCAACTTATATATATTAGCCAAATGCGGGTGGATTTTGGGGTATACCCCCCTTAATGTTCTTGAAATGTTCCATGTTTTTCTGAAAATATAAAGGCTCGTAGGTTAGAAACCTACCAACTATTGGCGTTGTTCAATACTTATTCAATAAACCAGAGAGCAACCAGGGAGTAGCAGCTCAACTCTCTCTATATCCGAACTCATACCCGCTGGCGAGGATCCAGGCTGCCAATATAAAAGAACGGAGATCTTAGGTACTCCAGGCTAGATACAACAAAGCCAGGCAGTATCTCTACTAAACCTGGCTGAATTGTTCTACTGATTTAAGTCTTGTAAACTTTGCTTGTTCATTTCAAAGCTAGTGTCTCTTTCGATACCTAAACCGAATGGAGCCTTGAACGCTTTTAACTCATCGATAGAAGTATATCCTAACTCTTTTTCGTGTAAGTCTGCTAATCCAAACGCAACATTTGTTTCTGGATTTAACTCTGATAGATACCAAGTACCGATACCAGCTGGATTAAACAACTTCACAACAGCTTTGAACTCTTTAGTTCCGTCTTGCTCTTTGAAGTTTTTAACTAGCTGCTTATACTGTGCATCTAAAAACATTTTTTGTGCCATGTTTTTTTCTCCTTTGTTTTTCATTCAATTAACGAATAACATAGCATTGCCAATGTGTCAAGATATATTACCAGATTGGTTATTTAACTATTTGGTAAGCTCGGAACAGCTGTCGTTTGTATTTCTTCCACAATCTTTTTAGCATCAACCATATCATTCGGATTTC